GTTGTGTGCCGTCGGGGACGTACGCTTGAGGTAACGCGCCAGAATCTGGAGGCGACGGAACACTGCCAGTGGTGAGTTGCTCTTCATGGCAAATGTCAGCGACTTGTAACGGTTCGGTACATTGGCAGATACAGTGTACCCATACAGCTTACCTGGTGACAGGGGTGGAAGTGTATACGGACCCTTGCCTGGAAGACCGCGGTTAACGACGCGAGCAGACTTGACGCGAACTGTGCCACCTGAAATGTGACGCGTGTAAGCGCGGTGATTCGCGCTGGCTGGGACACGGATTGTCTTTGGCTTGCGGCGGAACGTGTACGCGCGACGAAGGATGGTTGGCATTACTTTTTCACTAGATAAAAATTCCTTTCCACTGAGTCCTCTCGCCTGTCGAACAAGGTGCACGGAGTGCACCTTGTCTTAAAAAAATGGGCGCACTGTCCTGTAAGTATGAAGTACGTCGTTGGTGATTTCGAGTCGACCGCTCAAAAAATTATACATTCGATCAGCTTCACACCCGTGAATGTTACTGAGAAGAAGACATGGGTATCACACGGACGTCATCAAACCCCAGAGTACCGCAAGAATCGGTCTGTGACGCACGGAGAACTGCGAACCATTTTCATCAAAGAGGCACTCGATGACCCACTCATCGCTGAGAATGATCGCGTTCAATTAAAGCTCGGTCGGACGATCATCCACGGGCAAGAGGCGGTTGTTCTTCCGTTCCGTGACGCCATCTGTGAGTTTATGCACTGTGTGTGGGAGCAAGGGGATGGCAACTGGCTCGCACACTCGATGGATAATGAATTGGAAATTCTGCAGGTGACGGACACGCACTTCAATACGGGTCTGTTTCCGAAACCTCTCCGAGCGTTCCCGGACTGTTCTACGATTCCCGGGTGGTCGAAGATCGCCAAGGTGTGTACGCAGCACGTGCTCACGACACGATGCCCAGACTTTTTCAAACAGTACGAGTCGTGGATGACGATGAATGGGTGGACACCGGCAAAGTTTTCGGCTCGGCTCGAGGATTTTGTTCGGTTTGTTCGGGATGATCGGGACTATTCTCAGCAGCACATTGCCCCGTGTGACGTGATTGATCTGTGTGAGGTTCTTGCAGCGGCGAACCCTCCCCTAGATGGCAAATCGTACATGATTTCGAGGCACGTGAGTGCGTGGAGTGGTACCCAAACGAAAACAGCTTCAGTTTCGTCTCTGTAGAAACCCCAAAATCAAACAATTCAAAGTTGGACATATCGACGTCGACCGTGGGGTATGTGTACCTCGGTCTCAGACACATCGTTGTGTTCAGTATGCTCGTGATGTACGACTTGAGGTTGCGTGTGTCATATTCGACAGACTCCTTTGCCCACACCGATCTCAACGTCTTTACGTCCGCCTTTCCCACAAAAATTCCACCTGGTGTTTCCTCCATCGTCCCGCCGTCAATGTACCGGCGTCCCTGATATTCCACAGATGCAAACAGAAACGGTACTGCGATGGTCATACACAACGCATCCACCACGGACATATTCGGAGTCGACTTACACGAAAAGTATTCTGTACGTGCCAGATTGACACAGTATGCACTTATGTGTACCTTTGGCATTGTCGGGCGAAGATCTTGTAATTCCCGAAACGTCAGATCTTCTTTACTGAAAAAGACACGAATGATGTCGACGATTACTGTTCGAATCTTCTTTTGACTGACGAGTCCGAAATGCTTCAAAAACTGACGGATGTTGGGTTTCATGATTTCCTTTATCGGAATGTCCAACGAGTAATCCAGTATGGTTTTGATGTTGCCTTCGGCGACGACGTAAAAAAAGGCGAGGAGCCCACCGGCACTCGCACCTGAAATGTCTTCGAGATTGTCAAGTTCGTGACAATCTCGAAGGGCGCCCATCGCGCCAAGGAATGCAAAATATGTCATCGCACCGGGGCCAATCGCCAGATGTTTCATTATTGTGTCAGTGCCGGTTCACTTTAGGCTCAGCATATAAAGAGTGGAACGTACCAGTGCTGTAATCTCATCCTGGATGTTCTTGAGATACGAGTCTCGTGGAAGGCGCATGCGGCGAAGCTGTGTCAGAAGCGAACGGAAATACAGTTTTGGGTTGCGGGCAATCGTGCGACGACCGACAACAATGCGGCGAAAACGGCCATACTTACCCATGTATGCCTCGGCGTAACTGTCAAACAAAGGGACTATACCTTCATAGTACGCCTGGAGCGCCTTGTGCTGTGCAAAGGAGTTTGTCGTCAAGTGGAAAGCGTGCGCCTGAGTACGGGAGTTCATAAGAAGACCGACGTACTTCTGACCATTCATTTAATAGTAAGCTGCGAAATTCTTACGCAGGAAGGAGAACACCAGGGCGAACACCAGTGTGTGCACGCCCACCGCCAGAAGGGAAGACTGGCCAGACATAAATACACCCTTGCCTGCTGGGGGGATCGTCAGAAGGACGCCTGGGGTCAGCAGTACGAACAGGATGGCGGGCACGATCAAGTCAGCTGGGCGCAGAGACACCTTGAGCACAAATCTGGCAATAAGGTAATACACCAGGGACAGAACCAGGGCGTGCACCAGGACTGGGCTGGGGCCCACGCGCAGGAGCAGGCCCGGGCTGAGTAGGGCGAACAGGATGGCTGGGGTCAGAATCTTGGGGCCGGTAATATCCATGTGGGCAGATACTATCTACCGAGAAAATTGTCGGACAAACTCGGCAAAGTCGTGGAAGGACGCATCTTTCATCAACGTGCTGTTGAGATGGTTGTCCTCAAGGTACTGACGAAGGGACATCCACATGTTGAGGACATCCTCAGAGTGCCAGTCGTGCCAATCCGTCGGACTGAGAAGGAGATCGTGGTCCTCCTGCTCGTCGTATGCCTCATCAAAGTCGTCGCCATTGACGAGAGCGTCGTCACGGTACTCGTTGTTGATACCCATTGTTGGTTTCTACTTGTTTTTCTTACGGTTCGTCTCCTTAGATGTTGTTTGCCGCTGCGCGGCGGTGTCACGTGTGACGCCTGATTAAGCGGTTTTCTTGACGGTGATTGTGTTACGCTCCTTGACAGGGGCGTGGTCGACTATAATCTGGTACACCTGCTCAACCTTAGTATCGTCACCTCCAAAATAGGCACGCAGACCCGCCAGAATGACATTCTTCGTGATGCTGCCACGGGACTCCTTCGTATGCAGAGAAACCTTCTCCTGATTCACCTTGACCGTGTCAACGTCCTGGGTTTGTTTGATTTCCTTCATGTGGCCCTGGACCTGTGCCCGGAGCTCCTTCTCACGCTTATTCAGTACAGCCATGTCTTTCCTCGCAGCAGCAAGCTGGTGCTTCAGGGAGAGCCATTCGGTCATGACGGCCTTAAAGTCGTCCATTTGTTAGTTAAAGCTGTTTATTTTTAAGTGTCAAATTGACTTGATTCCAAGTCGACTTGGTGTCTACTTCTCGTAGCTGTTCTCAATCTCAAACTTGGGGCGCATCGTATCCGGAGGAATGGTGGACAGGTTAAAGATGCTCACAGCGTCACGGGGGTTGGGTGGCTCGGAGCGGAAGTCGCGGTTGGCGTTACGCAGGTTGCCGCCGATCGTCTCGGGGAAACCAATCTGGGCACGTGGATCCAGGAAATTCTGGCCAGACAGAATGGCGTCTGGAGAAAACTGGCCGAAATCCTCGGTCGTCACAACCTCCTTGGGAATCAGACCTACGTTGGTGTTGTCGTACACTGGCATGTCGACCGTGCGCACACCGGAGCCGTCCATTTCGAACGGGGCTGGCTCATCAACAGATGAGAATGTGCCACCTGGAGCAGAGATGTGGCCACCGCCCTGCATGATGCGGGGACCATCGCTTGCTGGTTTTGAGTCAGTTGGCGAGGCACCGACTGGGTCTTCGCCTGTTGGGATATAGCCGCTACGCTGGGGATAAAATACCATCATGGCAATCAGGAACAGAAGAATCAGAATCGCCAGACCTTTGCCGTCCATGTTATAATAGTACACGACTTTTTTTTTCAGTCCAGGTAATCGGCCGGGTCGTCCTCCTCAGCATCTGGCTCTGGCTCGTCTGCAAATTGGAACTCGACTGGGTATCCCTTAGTCTTTGGCTTTGGTACCTGGCGCTGACGAACCTGGACGACGCGCCAAATGGGACCGAATGAGCGCTTGAGGAACCAGAGACCAGCCAGCTCAAACAGAAAATCACACGCTCCTGAAATCTCCTCAATGGAATTCTTCTGAGCGTCGAAGAATGTCGTCACCACATTTCCCTTGACGGAAGCCAGTGTGGCTGAGAGTTCGCCATCGGCAGACAGGCTGGCCTGGTACGCGGAACGAATAGTCTCGGCCGAAACATCCTTGCCGAACCACTCGAGCTTACTCACCTCCGCCTGACTCAGAAGCTCGTTATCAATAGACTCGAACAAAGTTTTTGAGGGAACTTTGAGACTCACTTGACGCGTGTCCTTGGTCAGCGTCCCGTCAACCTGCACGTTGTTCACCTGATGGAACACACGGGCGTCACCCTTTGCTGAAACCTTCAGAAAGTAACGGCCGTCTGGAATCTTTACGGGAGTTCCGTACTCCATGGTACTCAAAAAACAAACCTAAGCTCTAAGTAGAAATGAGTCTTGGAGTTTGTCCATCTGGATACTTTCCCATTCCAGGGGATTCGTCCAACTGTGCCACGTCGACGAGTTCAACCATCGTCAAAAAAACGTGCCCTACTGGATATACGATTCAGACGAACGGTCTATGTGGAACAGGCAACACATATGTGACCACAGGACCAACGTATTGTGGCCCACAGTACACTGGGAAGAGTTGTACATATCAGACACAATTGACACCTGGTATAACACCCGCAACAGGTACGGAATCGGGTCCGAACATGATATGTGCATTCCAAGAAGGCGACGCACAGTTTCCGTGTGATCCAGGGTGTTGCGGGTCGCCTTCAACAGAAACGACGGGCGGTGATGGAACGACGGGCGGTGATGGAACGACGGGGTTTCCAATCTGGGCAATAATTCTTCTGATCGTTCTGGGGACTATTATAATGGCTGTGTTAATCGCATTGGCTGCCAAAAAAATGTCACGAAACAGTAGATATGGAGTCCCTACCAAAGGTTGACTACATGACGTCGTGGAAGTTTATGAAAGACACGCCGGTGTACGGTGGTTTCATGGTGTGGCACCTCGTCATGTTCA